AGTCATACCAAATCGTCGGTAGATATGTGGAGTTAAATCCATTGTGGTTGCATCCTCAAGTAAAACTGTGGTTGCATCATCATCTCCATAAACTTTGATTCGGAACTGATCTTCACGCAACTTAAGATCTTCAGTTAACACTGTGTATTTTTCAACAAGGTTAATTAAAGAGTTATAAATTGCTGTCCAGAACTGACCCGTAGGATTGCCATAAGCTTCAAAAACTTTATCAAATACAATGTGTGTAGGACACAAAATATGTTTGAAAATTTCTTGACGAATAACAACACTCTCAGAGTCGTCAAACCAAGCAAGAACCCACCGAAGAACGAAAAGTCCTAATTCGGGTGGAATTGTACTATCAAACTTACGATGATCACCAGTGATCAATGACTTGTAAGTTGATCTCAAATAATCGATCATAATAGTCCAATCAAGTGAATGAGGGTTTATTCCCACTGCAATTGGTTGTTCATTATGAAGGCTTTGAATGTAAGCTGTAAGTCCACCGAAATAGCGTCTGCCTAGAATGACATGATCAAAAGGACCAGAAGAGATAAGACGTGGTGTCTTAAGTTTATCCTCAGGTCTAGTTTCATCTTTCATTGAATCACAAAACAAGAATTCTACATCTTCTCCTTTAGACATTTTATCTTCTATTGAAAGGAGATGCGCCATGAATTCTGGTCTATAACCAAACTTGGTTTCACCGATTGAGCCATCGACTGATTCAGTAAGACAATCACGAACAAGATAAACACCTTTTCCCTTCTTCTTTTCCAGGCATCCTGGATAACCAACGGATGTGTTGAAATTGATGGAAGGTAAGCCTAATTCTGGGCAACCATTTAAGGCTTCATCCCAAGTTAAAACTCGTCCATATTTGCTACTTTTGGGGTAACATTTGAATAGATAAGCCAAGGCATGTTCAGGAACAGGTTCAATCTTAAAGGCTACTTGTCTATGCTTTGCTAAGGCAGTGACTAGAGGATCAATGACCACTTCATCATTCTTATAAGGAGACATACGCACTGGTTGATAAATGGGAGGACCATAACAACCATAAACGCATGATTTCTTAATTTTTGACCAACGAGGTGGGTGATAAGCTTCGGATTCAGGAACGGTTCTTTTGATGATCAGAGGAAGATCAGGACCAGAAGTGGCCTTAAATTCCATCATAGTATCAAAGTAATCTTGAAAAATGGGCAATGAAACTCCCATACCGTTGACGCAATCGCGCTTAGCAACTTGCATGGCAACAATAATGGGAGAACCTTGGGGGCCCATAATGCAAACAAGGGAACCAGAATCTCCGACACTTGTAAAGTTGTTGTAACAGATTGGAGTTTCAACAACAAAAGGAAATGCCTTATTTGTGTAGGAAATTGAACCTTCATTAAGAGCTTTGTTGAGACTCCTAACGTTTGGTTGAAAATCTTCCAAAGTAGAGACTAATTTCATAGGTGAGCCGGGTTCCAATGCTACAACTTTATCAGCATTCCAAATATAGTGATATAATGATTTTGGTGTATTAGCTTTATTGATAAAAAAACCACAAAGATCTAAATCACCGCAAGCAACCATACTATCTGGAATGCCTTTAAAGACGAATTTGCCATAAGCCCATTGAACAACAACCTGTGTGTCCGGATACTTCATGAAGGGTTTGAACATGTGTGCAGGTGCAGCAATGAATCCATCTTTAATATGAAATCCAATTTCTGTTGCACCGTCAATACAGTTTTCACCTTCCCATGCATGAACAGCGATACGAACGATGCCGGCTGAAATAGTGTTGAGCAAACTAGCAAGATAACTTTGAGCACTGGTGGCTGTGAATTCCTCTTTACTAGTTGCTGTAAATGATTTGGCGGCAACAAAAGATCTTTCACGACGCGCTTGTCGGCGACCAATGTGCATACCACTGTAATCACTACTTCCTCCAGAAGAGACCATGGATCCACCACCCTTAGTGGGGATAAAACCAATTGCAGCTTCTTTACTTGATGCTTGTTCATTAAACATTAGGCG